AGTTTGGAATACCTAGAGATGCCTTTGTGTTTGGTCGTATAGGTCGTGATAGTGCCGATATATACCACCCAATCAACTTGGAGGCGTATGCCAAGGTGGAGACACCCAACACATACTTCGTCGCTGTGAATCCATCTGAGCGGTCCATAGCTGACGTAAAGAGATTGGGAATCAAAAACTTCAAGGTCGTAGAGAGAACCACCAGCGAGCATAGACTATCAGCTTTCTACAACACCATAGATGTGTTGGCTCACAGTAGAACAGATGGCGAGTGTAATCCTGCAAATATTTTTGAAAGTTTCGGTCATCGTAACCCTGTAATCTCTCATTATGGTTTTCCTTTCAATGGACATATTGAGTGTATCAGCGATGCAGGTTTCGTGTTGTATGAAAACAATGTAGATGAATATGCAAGAATAATGCAGAAGTTCATTGACAGTGAGGTGGATTATGAATATCTTTCTGAAAATGCTTTAAAGCAATGGAATATGATGGCTAACCCTAAAGATCGTGCTCAAGAGCAAATGAATATATATAAGGGTTTACTTTAGTCTTACATTTTCTTATATGAGATAGTAAAAAAATCATTGGATATAAGAGGTTGTTATGAAGGAAGGTGTAATCGTTACCGGGGCAGCAGGTTTTATTGGTTCATATTTGGTTAAACGTTTGTTGAGAGATACAGACTATTTTGTCTACGGTGTAGATAACTTGTCTTGTGGTTTTATGGAAAACGTTAATGACATTCTCGCCAACCCTAACTTTTGTTTTGCTTTACGAGACATAAGAAATCTAACCAATGGTAAGATTGTCGAGAATGATAGAAATCCATTAGATGTTTACGATAAGGTAGATTGGAAATACATCTTTCACTTTGCTGCCCGCGGCGAGGTATACTGGTGTAAGGATAATCCAAACGAAGCTGTTGATATTAATGTTGGTGGAACCGTAACGATGTTGGAGTTAGCTAAGGAACTTGAGATTGACCATTTCTTTTTTGCAGACACTTCAGCAGAGTATGACTCCCTTACAGAAAAAATGCATTTCCCATCGACAGAACTAATGGCTCCGAACATTACTACACCGATGGGATTTTATCCTATCACAAAAATGGCTGCATCACAGTTCGTAAGAAGTTATGGTAAGAAGAATAAGTTTGGAACCACACTGTTTAGATACACAAATGTCTACGGTCCAAGTATGAATCTTGAACGTGACATCCCACCTGTGGTTGGTTCGTTCACCAACAAGATGTTGTTTAAGAACGAAAAGGCTATCATCTACGGTGATGGTTCAAAGAGAAGAGACTTCCTACACATCGACGACCTTACAGACTTTCATATGAAGGTGCTTGAGAAGCGTGGTAAAAATAAAGACACAGAAACATACAACGCCGCTTCTGGTAAGAACTGGTCTATCAAAGAGATTCACGAACTGGTGTATGATGCTTGTAGTAGTATAGTTGACACCGTGCCTTCAGAAATCGAATACCGACCGAACCAACTTGACGAAGCAAAAGACACATTGGCCGATATCAGCAAGGCAACAAAAGAACTGAACTGGTCACCAACGATTTCAATCAAACATGGCATTGAAGATACTGTAGGACAACTGTATACTAAGCATCTTCAACCTTAAATGGAGATATATTAAGTGATCATACAGCGCACACCACTCAGAATTACGTTCACAGGCGGCGGATCAGATATACCTTCTTTCTTCTACAAGTCTGAGGGTCACTGTATCAATGCTACAATTGATAAGTATGTATATGTGTTGGTGAAGAAACGTTTTGATGACAAAATATATCTGAAGTATTCAGAGAACGAAGTTGTTGATTGTATTGATGATATCAAACATGACTTCATTAGAGAAACGTTGAAGTTTATGAAGATTGACTACGGTCTGGAGATTATTAACTGGGCAGATATCCCTACAAAGGGAACAGGATTAGGTAGTAGTTCAAGTTTTCTAGTTGGTTTACTAAATGCTCTTCATACATTAAATGGTGACAAGCCAACAAAAGAACAAGTGGCGAAAGAGGCTTGTCACATCGAAGTTACGAAGTGTGGCAAACCCATTGGATACCAAGACCAATTTGCTGCAGCACACGGTGGTGTCAACCAAATGATATTCAAACAGGATGTTAAAAGTGGTGACCGTAGAGATGTCCAGAAGTTTTGTTTTTCTGACCATGAGTTAAGTGATATCTCCAACAGACTTATGTTGTTCTACACTGGCATCACAAGAGAGAGCGATGCAGTTCTCACTGACCAGAATAAAAATATGGAGTCTGACGAATCTGTTTTTTTTGCTATGAAGGAAAATGTTACAACGTCTGAGTGGTTGGCTGAAGAGTTAATGAACAAACGGTTCTTCTCTATTAGTGAAGGTTTGAAAAAGAATTGGGAACTCAAGAAAAGATTTAGTTCAAAGATGACGAACAAAAAGATTGATGAGTTGTATCATTTAGGGATTGTTAACGGCGCTCAGTCTGGTAAAATTCTTGGTGCTGGTGGAGGTGGTTTTGTTATGTTTTATGTTGACCCTCTCAATAGACACAAGTTGTTCAACGCACTTTCAAACAGTTACAAACATATGCCTTTTACTATAGACCCATACGGCTCACGGGTGTTGTTAAACACAGAGGAAAAAAGCTGGTAATGGAAAAACATCTTGAGAAGTTTCATAAAAATATTCGTAGAGTGTTAGAAGAGATACCAGACAAAACTATAGAAAGTCTCTACACCACAATTGGTTTGTCAGACAGAATATTTTTCATTGGTAATGGTGGTAGTCAAGCAGTTTGTAGTCATATGACAACAGATTTTTTTAAGAGATTGAATGTTGAGGCACACTCATTAAATTCTGATGGGATGATTACGTGTTTGGCAAATGACTATGGCTTTGATAAGTTGTATGAAGAGTGGTTGAAGAGATTTGAATTAACCCAATTCGATCTTGTTGTTGGAATATCATCTAGCGGTAAGTCACCAGATATTCTTCATGGTTTGAATTTTGCTTATGAACGTGGGGCTAGGACAAGTTTGATATATGGATTTGATGAAAAGGAACATTTTTATGATGTGAATATATTTCTTGATTCATATAATTATGGAGTAGTAGAATTGTCCACAGAAATTATTTTACATCATATTGTTGAAAGGTTGGTAGAAGAAAATGAGCGATAAGACGATTCCGTTTCCAACAAAAGAAGATGAAGAATTGCCCCCACCAGAGGAATTTTGGGAGTGTGGTGCTTGTGGCACCAGAGTCGATGATGACAGTGCACAGAAGGTTTTGCCCATTAATTTAGGTGGTAATCCGCAGACCGGCCAAGCCGGCCCGACATTTTATGTTTGTCCCAACTGCCATGTGTTGTCGATGCCTAAGGAAATATTCGACGAAATCCATCGTCGTATGAACTCTAGGATTATAACATGACAGAAAGTAAGAGTTTTGAACAACAACTAGGTCAATACTTCAAGGAAGATAATGTTGAAGTAAAGAACGACACGATTGAAGATATGTTGTTACGTAAAGAATCCGCGGTCTCGGCTAAACGTAAGAATAAAATCAACAAAAAGTTTAAGAACAAAAGAAAGAAACGCAATAAGATTGCTCGAGCTTCACGTAAAAAGAATAGATAACAATGACTTTCCGAGTTGAAACAGAATATCCAGTAGCGTTTGATTCACCAGACCACCTACATCCGTGGGGAACAAAGAGTGATAATAGCACAAACGAAGACTTTGTGCAAGAAATCATTTCTAGATTTATATCTCACGGAAAACTTCATGTGATGGACTTAGGTTGTAGTGGTGGTGGTTTGATTAAGAGTTGGTTGAATCACACTGAGTATGCTGTTGGTTTGGAAGGTAGTGACTACTCCGCTGTTCACGACCGTGCTGAATGGCCTGACCTACACAACAAGAATCTGTTTACGTGTGATGTTAGTAGGCCATATCAAGTTATGTGTGATGACGAACCATACAAAGCCAACATCATTACTGCTTGGGAACTGATTGAACATATCGAACCATCTAGAGTCGAAGACTTCTTTAAGATGATAGACAGACATTTGGTTGTTGATGGTGTCTTCGTAGGTAGTGGAACAAACACTTCAGATGCTCCTGAAGGTGTTGAGTTACATTTGTCTCGACATGAGAAATCATTTTGGGATGACCACGCCACAAAACTATATTACGAAAACATACCTTACCCTTTTGGTCATGTGGTTAGGGATGGAACATATTATTTCTGTTACAAGAAAGTGAATCCAAACGAACTGAAAGCATTATTCTAATGAGCAAAAAAATCTTATTTATAAACAACCCTCACTACAATCATTCTTCTGCTACCTTGTTAGAAGGCCTTATTGAAAACAAAGAAGAGTATGATTTAGAACTTTACTGTACAACTCCATACAACTATGCGATGATTAAAGATAGGTGGGATTACGTTGTCTACTCAAAAGAGTCTGTAGAAAAACTGGTTGATGTATGTGATGTTGTTGTATTGGTCAATGATGGATATTCCCCAAAAGCCGAGGTACCATTTGCGGTTAGGAAAGAGAAGGGTGTATATCTAGATAGTAACGATCATGCAGAGTATTTAGATTCACCTATCAACTATAAGTTTTATCTCAAACGTGAAATGAGAATAGATATGGAACATCTTGAAAACGTGTTTCCATTTTGGTTTGCGGCTGAGAATAGATACTTTTACCGTGGTAGAGATTTTGAAGAAATTTGGAACAACAAGAAAACTCCACTAGCCTGTATGATGGGTATAGACGAAATGAAGCCGTGGAGAAAAGAGATTAGTGAAATCCTCAAGTGGACCTTTGAACATAGGACAGATTTTATTTTAGATCCTGTCTATGGAGGTAATGATGACAGTGCACTCGACACATCAGGCCGTAGCCACTCAGCTTTCTTTGATGCTCTGGTAGACTCAAGGGTATCTATTGACTCCTATGGTGCTGGTTTAGCAAACAACACTGGTAGATTCTTTGAGAGTATTGCTTGTGGGTGCGCTCTATTCTATCAACCTATCACAACTCATCTAGCTAATCCATTTACAAATGATGAAAATATTGTGATTTATGATTCTACTGCCAGATTGGTAGAGAAAATTAATGGCATTATTGATGATGATGAAAAGCTAAAAGAAATAGCATATGCTGGTTTTAATCATGTGTTGAGTTATCATACTACAAAACGCCGTGGATATGAGTTTTTAGAACTTTGTAAAGGATTCAATTTAATCTGAAATAACGCTTGACAAATGACCCAAAATGTTGTATATTATATGTATGGTTGAAAAGAAAGAAAAAGTTTCTGATCCGATACAAGAAGTATTTGAAGAAGTTCAGAACTTCAAGAAAAGAGGGATCGCCACGATCCTGTTAACTATTCCACAAATCGAAGAGATATTGGACGCTGCTGGCTATTCTGCCACAGACCCTATAATGATAGACTATCTTGCAAGGTCCGCGCATGAAGCGGAGAATAAGGGGTCTAATCTCCGTATGAAAACCCAAGAAAATCTTGATAAAAATAAGAAGAAACTTCTTAAAAAGGGTAAACAAGTATGAGTTGAAAGATATTTATATTGTGGTTTAAAGTCACATGATTAATGGTTATATTAGATACAATTAGGAGAACAAAAGATGACATTGCCGTCACGAACACGACGACGTAAAAGTAGTGATCAAGTATTAAACGATAAGGAAGGCCGCCGAAGAAGCGGTTCAAAGAAGTCAAATCGTAATTCAAATAAGGCTAATATTCGTCAACTAGATTATGACAATATCAACGGTCTTGAAGTCGATGACGACTTATATGACATGGACTAAAGTCGCGAAGCCAAAAAATATTGTATGTGAATATCCACTCCGACATGGATGGGCAAAATTCTATACAGTAGACGATGATTTAGAAGATGTAACTCATAAACAATTAGTAACTAATTCGTTAGAGAAGATTTCACCATACACACAATTTCGTATATCAGAACATGGATATCTTTCAGCCTTTGATGAAGAAAAAAGATTCCCACAACTCTTGACAGAGTATAGTGGTGATGTTATATTCTATGTCGAAGGTAGTGAATATCTCACTTTTATAGCGAAGGTTAAGAATGGAAAAGTGTTAGGAATTTTTCACTTCCCAACACTCAATCATTGGGAGATAGATTTAAGTGAAACGCCGGATTTTGACATCGAAGCGCTTGATAATAATGACATTAGGAGCGATCCTGGCGATACTGTTATCGAAGGTAATAACCAATAGGAGAGAAAGAAGTCTCATTTTAGAAAAAGTCGATGACCTATTAGGGGCAGAGGCTTCGGTTTATACAAACAACTCATAGGAGAGTAGAATGGCTATTAATTTAGACAAAATCAATGCAGCATTGGATCGTCTTGATCCAGAAAAGAAAAGTCAAAGTAACAACAACAACGATGATACTGTTAAGTTGCCTGAAGGTCAGACCACAATTAGACTCGTGCCATATAAACATGACCTTGAAATGCCGTTTCGGGAATTTCATTTCCATTATAGTGTTGCTGGTAAGACGTTTCTGTGTCCCAACCGTATGAAACAGGAACCTTGTGAGATTTGTGAACTTGCTACGGGTATGTGGCGTAAGTATGAATCATCACAGGATGAAACGTATAAGGATGCCTTTAAGAAGCTGGTCGCTACGCTACGTGTGTTCATTCCTATCGTAGTACGTGGGGAAGAAGATAAGGGTGTTCGCTGGTGGGGTGTGAATCCACGGTCTACGTATAAGGAGATTCTTACAGCCATTAAAAATGCCGCACAGCAAGGTATTGATATTCTCGATCCAGAGTCTGGTAGAGATTTGGTTATCACTGTTGAAAAGGGTTGGAATGATTATTTGATTCCCAAATCTGTTCAGCCAGCATTTGCTGATTCCAAGTTGGCAAAGACAAAGAAGGCCATTGAAGATCTTCTTGAAACAGTCTCAAATATTGATGAGAAGTATACGTATCGTACTACTGAAGAAATGTCAGCTGCTTTGAGTGGATTCTTCGCAACTAGTGACGTTAAGGAAGGTACTGAAACTGGTACCCAAAAGAATTATTCCAAGAACGGTTCAAAAGAACTTGACGAAGAAGATTTGATTGACTTCGGCGGCAAGAATGAATCCTCAGTAGAGGAAAGTGTATCTGATAAGTTTGATAAAGTCGTCAATAACTGATGGCAAAGAAAAAGGTCGTTAGCAAAGCAACGGTTGATTATGATGGAGAAGGGAGTGTCTTAAATGACATTTCCCTTCCCCACCAACAATTAGTAGACGAGCTAAATAAAACTCTTGGTGATGTAGCCACGATCATCGGAGTTGGTGAGTCCCCAGCCGAAGTAAAAGAATGGCTCTCCACTGGTAGTACTGTTTTGGATATGGTTATCTGTAATAAGACAGATGTTGCTGGTGGTATTCCTGTTGGTAAGTTGGTAGAGATTAGTGGCGAGGCCGCAACTGGTAAGTCTCTTATTTCGTATATGATTTTGAGAGATTGTTTAGAACGTGGTGGTATTCCTGTATTGATTGATACGGAAAGTTCATGCAATTTTGATTTCCTAAGAATGCTTGGTTTGGAACCGGATAAGAATTTGATATACATCCAACCAGATAGTATTGAAGATGTTTTCAAAACAATTGAAACAGTAATCAAAAATATCCGTGAACAAAACAAGGATCAATTATGTTGTATCGTTTGGGATAGTATTGCTGCTACGTCAGCAGATATCGAACTACAGAAGGATACTGGCGATTCTCTAGTTGGTGTTCACGCTCGTTTGATTGGACAGGGATTGAGAAAGGTAATCAGATTGATTGCCAGACAACGTATCTCATTGGTGTTTTTGAATCAGTTGAGAACCAAGATCGGTGTAGTATTTGGTGACCCTGACACAACGCCAGGTGGACGAGCTGTCCCGTTTATGGCATCTGTTAGACTTAAGTTGTATAGTGCTGGTAAGGTGAAGGCTGGTGAAGATGTAATCGGTGTTGGCATCAAAGCCAAGGTGGCAAAGAATAGAATGGGCCCACCTCATCGCGAAGCAATCTTGCAGGTATACTTTACTAGAGGTTTGATTGATGAAGAGAGTTGGTTACCTATTCTTTTAGCACATGGTGTTGCCGTTAAAAAGACTGCCCAGTTATCAACTATAGAATACGATGGCAAGACACATCAGTTTAAAAATACAAAGTTTGCGACCTATCTTGGTGAACATGAAGAATTAAGAATATATTTACAGAGTAAGGTCAAAGAAGTTTTGTATGTTGAACCAGACCCACATCGTAGAACAGAAAAAATCGTGTTGGAAGAATTAGCTCCCGGCGAAGACATATAACAAAAGGAAATAATTATGGGACTTAAAGCGAAGTTGAAATCAGCATTTTTAAGAGATAAGATCGACACATCAACCTTTGTGGTAAGTGTTGGTTTGTTAGTTGCAGGGACTCAAGGCTGCATTGATATTACTCAGTGGTTTGCTGGTTTTCTTGTATTAAGTATCGTTGGTTTCTTTGGACGTAATTTTAGAGATCAATAATAAATCTGGTGTAGTCCTTTGGTCGCATTAGGACGAGGGAAGCGTATCGGATACGACAATGTTGTCATTCTCACTGACGGGACAATGGCAACACCTTCCAGCTGAAGGCTAATTGATTACGGCCGACAAACCGCGTCAGGGACCGGTAACGTAGATTAGTAACAGCTCATTGAAATGGAAGGAAGTCAGCGACATTCGATTGTGGAGCGCTTGAAGGGAATTATTACTGATATTGTAGATGATGATTTAGTAGTTATGAGAAAACAAGGTAAAAGTTGGAGAGAGATAGGACGTATCACAAATATTCCATTCACGACAGTGAGAAGAAGAGTTAATGAAAAGATTTGTATTTGACCTTGATGGGACTTTGGTGAAAACAATGGGTAATGATTACAGAAGCTCAGTACCAATTTGGAAAGCTATTGCTAAGGTGAATGCTCTTTTCGATGCTGGTCATTGGATTATTATTGATACTGCCCGTGGTGGTACTTCCGGTATTAATTGGAAAGAGTTTACTGCCAAACAATTAGAAGAGTTTGGAATACAGTATCACGAATTGATCGTTGGTTCTAAACTATCCGCTGATTACTTTATTGACGATAAAGGTATCAACGTTCAAGATTGGTTGGAAAACGAAGAAGAAGCATTAGCAAAAGTAGTTACGTAACGACAGCGGATGAAACTTATTTGGTAAAGCACTTGATTTTCAATCAAGATTCTTATGGGTTCGATTCCTATTATCCACTCTATTTAATGCTTGACAAACCCCCTTAAATGTGGTATATTATATATATGAAACAACACAACTCTGACCACTACAAGATGATACTTATCGGCACGATTTTGTTTTATATGTGCCTTGCCATAGGTGTCAACCTAATCATTCAGTGAGGAAGTAATGCCCCGCGAAAAGGTTTCAACTCGTAAGAAAACAACACCCCGCAAGAAAGCTGCACCCCGCATTAAAACTCAAGAAACTTTTGAGGAACAGGTAAAGGGAGAATTACAATCTACTTCTGGTACACCTGTAGCATCTAGACTTAAAAGGAAGAACAAGAAAGACACTTCTCTTCTTGATGATCCACCTAAAAAAATCAAACCGAAGAAGAAGGAACCGGCACTACCACGGCCCGAACATTTCTCAAGAGTTTCAGAACTAGATGAAATCAAGTTTGATGAAAAGAAGTTTGTTCTACGGGAATTGTCAAAGACATTGAAGAAGGGTGGCAATGGTGCTTACATTGCTTCGATCTTATATCGTAACATGATTGACTATCTCAAACGTGAACATTTCTATTTGGGTAATGTAGAAGGTGCTGATAAGACCAAGATCAAGCAAGCACTACAAAAAGATCTAGCTTATGTTAAGACATTGTTGAGGTCTGTCTAATGGAATATGATTTAGAATCTAATCTTAATCCTGAGTTTACTGATGCGATGAAAATCAAAATCGAAACGGTAAGAGGGTGTATTGAAGTTATTGAGAGTGAATGTAAAATAAAGTTACAGGCATTAGAATTAATGAAAGAAGATAGCGATGTAAGAGAGTTGACATTGATACATTATAAAGATGCTATTGAGGCATATTCAAAATCATTGACCACTCTTCTACAGAAAGTAATTGACGATTATTCGGACCCAAAAAATGACGACACTCCGCCGGATTTAACGATTTGAAATATATATTCCCAACAGTGTTTTTTGGAATTGATAGGGTCATATTTAGATTACGATGACAAGAATGACAACCAAGAATTATCTTCATAGAATACTATATTTTTTCTCAAGACAAGCTAAAAACTTCTTAGTATTGTGTCTTGTTATGTTGTGTTTACATCTGTATCATAAAGACATTGTTAGCAAAAGAAGTTGGGGTAATTGCACTAAATCGGCTAGTGGAATGTTTTATGAACTTGTTATGGAAATGAATACTACAACAATTTTGAGATTAGAGGTTGAGCGACTTAAGAAACGGTTAGAACTATTAACAGCGACAAGAGTCAAGGTCACGATGTATCACCCTGTTTCTAAACAGACCGACAGCACACCAAACATTACAGCTGACGGCACGATCATAAAGATAGATCAGGCAAGTTCATATAGGTATGTAGCAGTCAGTAGAGATTTGTTGAAGTCGAACGGTGGACATTTGAACTACGGTGACTACGTTGTGTTACAAGGGACTGGCAAGAAAGATGGTTTGTATCAAGTGAGAGACACAATGGCTCCACGATGGACAAATCGAATTGATATATTAGAGTCTCCATCTGTAGCACCATATAAATTTGAGGAAGCAATGTTGGTGTATGTAAATGATATAGTAACTGAAAATTAAATAGGATAAAGGTTTATGAAAGAAACTGTTTTAATAATTGACATGTTGAATATGTATGTTAGAAACTTCTCGGCCTTTGCCATTACAAATGACAATGGCGATTTGGTTTCTGGTATCTATGGGAGTCTAGCGTCGATTAGATCATCTATAGAAAAGCACAAGCCTGACCATGTAGTTATTGCGTGGGAAGGTGAACAATCCGCAGAACGTCGTCGTAAGACACTATCGTCGTACAAAGAGGGTCGCAAGTTTACTGGTCTAAACAGAAAGTATTTTGAATACTCTGAAGAAGATGAGAGGGATAGTTTTATACGACAACTGTTGCTTCTTAAAGATTGTTTGGACAACCTACCAGTAACTCAATTAGCAATCAAGTATTTAGAAGCTGATGATGTGATTGCCTATCTATGTAAGAAGGTTTTGAAAGATAAGTATGAAAAAATTATCGTTTCAAATGATAAGGATTACTACCAACTAGTAGACAAGACCACCACCATTTTTAGACCCGTTAAGACAAAAGAGAATCCAACGGGCGAGTATGTTAACTATGAATGGATGATGCAAAATGAGAAGTGTTACCCACACAATTATATTCTTGTGAAGGCATTGGTTGGTTGTACGTCCGATAAGATTTTAGGTATTAGTGGTGTTGGTGAGAAGAGTGTTAAGAGAGACTTCCCTTTCCTGCACGAAGAGACTGAATACGATGTAGATTCAGTCATTGATTTCTCAAAGAAGAATGTCAAGAAGAATAAGAAGTACCAAAAGTATATCGACCATGAATCCCTACTCAGAGATAATCAAACTCTCGTCCAACTAGTGGCCCCCGATATAAGTTTGAAGTCGGTAGATACAATTTATAATATCGTAGCAAAAGGAGAACCAAAGTTTAATCCATACAAGTTTCGTCTTAAGTTAATGTCCGAAGGAATCTCACCCTCTAACATAGACAACTGGATTGGATCGTTTGCAACAATTAAACAAACAAGGATGTTACTAAGTGACGGAGAACAAGCATGACGAATGCTGATAATTTTAGTGTTTTTGGATCGAAGGAATTTCAAAATCGAGTTTTGCAAGGAACGATAACCGATAAGATTTTCTTTGAAAAGATTTTTGAAATTTTGAAAGAAGATTACTTCGTATCCGATGCACATAAGGTTTTGTGGATAGAGATAAGGAAACTCTTTAACAAGTATGATTCGCCTCCAACATATGAAATGTTGAGGTTAGAGATTTCCCACTATCCAGAGAGTGACCAGAAAGATGCTACTATTGAGGTCTTAAAAGATATTGAAAAGAAAGTCAATCGAACAGAAATCGAACACGCTAAGGAAACAGCGTTTGAGTTTTGTAAGAATCAATCAATGAAGAATGCCATTCTTAAGTCAGTCGAATTGCTTAAGGATGGAAAGTTTGAAGAAATCCAAAAGACCATTGAGGATTCTTTGAAGATCACTACGGAACAAGATATTGGTCATAAGTATTTTGAGTCTCTAAAATCTAGATCTACAGCAAACCATAGACCTAATGCTTGTCCCACAGGATTTGATGCTCTTGATCATCTTGATGTATTGGATGGTGGGCTAGCTGGTGGCGAGTTAGGTGTTGTAATGGCTCCCACGGGCGTTGGTAAGAGTTTCCTGTTGGTTAACTTTGGTTATGGTGCTCTTGCCGCTGGTAAGAATGTGATTCATTATACGTTTGAGTTAAGTGAGAATAATATTGGCACACGTTATGATAGTCGTATCACGAAGGTACCGATCAAACAGGTCGTTTCCAGACTAGGAGAAGTAGAGAAAAAGTTAGCTTCATTCAGTGGCGGAAAACTTATTATCAAAGAGTATCCAACGAAGATCGCAACGGTGAACACTATCAAGTTTCATATGGGTAGACTTATTTCTTCGGGGTTTGAACCAGACCTAATCATCATTGACTATGGTGATCTTATGAGAAGTCGTAAGGGTTATGAACAAAAGAGATATGAACTTGAAAGTATCTATGAAGATTTGCGTGGTTTCGCTATGGAAACACGTTTGCCTATCTGGACTGCTACACAGTCTAACAGAGAAGGTTTCAACGACGATATTATCACAATTGATAAGGTGGGTGAGGCAATTAGTAAGGTTCACGTATCTGACTTCTTCGCTACATTCTCACAAAGGAAGTTTCATATTGGTAAGAACCGTGCCGGTAAAGCTGGTGTCAACTTTGACATTGATATTGATTATGCTAGAAGTATGATTACTTTGGAACAAGGTAATGCCACACACGGTGGTATATCTGTCGGAAGCCGCGTCGATCAAATTTTGAATGCACCAGATAAGTTGAGAAATGTTTATGACGAATACAGAGATAAGAAGGATTATGTAACATGATAGAAAAATTTACGATTATGAGAACCCGTCGATGGGGTAACTCTCATACAGAAGTTTCAACAGCAATGGTTTTGATGAGAAACAAACACTCAGCAGATGATGCCAGAATCATGGCAAACAGAATGCTTGAGCAAGAAGTGATGGGAACAAATGTTGAGATTGAGTTTGAAGTTTTACACGCTAAAGAAAACGGTAACGTTGATGTGATCCATCATGCTGAGAGAAAAGGTACGAAGAGTCTGTAATGCCAACGTACACTTTTAGTTGTGCGACATGTGAAAATGGTTTTGACCAAGCACTCACCTTTAAGGAATATGATAGATTTAAGAATGAGGGTGAGGATCAATTGAAAGTTAAGTGCCCTAAGTGTCGTGAGTATTATGCTGTTGTAAGAACGTATGAAAGCGCTCCCGGTGTTCACTTCGGCAAAGGTTTTTTCAAAGACGGTTATGAATCCGCTAAAAACGTAATAAAGAAAGAAGAGTAATGGTTATTCAAGAATGGAAGTTTAATCAAGACGAGTTTGAAACCCAGCTACACGTATCTTATAATGTGTGTTTAGAAAAACTTTTAAATGATGACATTATAGATCAGTATCAATTTGAAGAGGCATATCGTTATGCTCCTAGAGTTTTGGTTGCTGATACTCTTGTCGGTTGGTTGAAGAAGAAGTTGTTTCCTGAAGAAAATACTGCTGGCAAAGGTAAACATATCTGTGTTAGGTTGTATGATACATATGAAGAAGATGTTGAGGATGAAGGTGACGCAGCAATCCACGACGGCCCAGAAGAAGATTTTGTATCTCTCTTCAGAGAAGAAAACCTTAGTGGTGATATTAAGTTGGGTGAAACAAATAATGAAAATAGTTCTGGCATTTAATGATCTACGAAGTCCAAAACAAAGTTAAGTTAGATCTACCACCTGAACACGAAGGTATTATCACAGCATATAATACTGAGTGGGATGATAAGAATGGTCAAGGGTGGGAGATAAAAAACTTTATCGACTTGACCGAAAATAAAAAGTGTTTGTTTGATGTGGGAGGAAACGTTGGTTTCTTCTCACATGTTTTTGTTAACAACAATGCTGAAGAAACCGATAAGATATCTTTTTGTTTTGAGCCGTCACCGTGGGGAACAAATATTTGTTTTGAGATTTTGAATCACAACGGTCAACACGATAGAATCAAAGTGTTTCCTCATTTTGTTGGTGACACAAATGGTGAAGCAGGTGTTCTTCTAGAAGAGAAGTCTCATACTTTTGTCGTCGAATATGAAAAGGAAATTCCTAACTTTGTCGTTAGTAAAACTGGTGACCAACAAAAGACAACACTCGTAACCCTTGATGCCTTTTCAGATTTTGTCGATAGAGAAGCTGGTTTAGAATTAGATACAATCAAAATTGATGTAGAAGGATATGAGTATAAAGTGTTAGTAGGGTCTATCAAAACGATTATGAAATATAGGCCCTTGATTTTTTTGGAGGTTCATAGTTATATGTTGAATCTGTATAATGCTACAACACTAGATATATATCAACATATGGCCGGATTGAATTATCAAGTGTTTGATATTCATATGAATGAAATAGTAACCGATGAACAATACTTAGACTTATTTGAAAACATTTTAGAGGCACGATTCGTATGTAGCCCAAGGGAGAAGAAACTTGTCTAACAAGATTGAACAATTAACAGAATATTATGGTGGTGATAATTTGGCAGCTAGTGTTTTGGCTGACAAATATTTGCTTGATGGTGAAAACACACCGGAAGAAATGTGGCAACGTATAGCTGTCGCTGCAGGTGATATTGATACTGAGTCAAAGGTGTGGAGCCAAAAGTTTTATGATCTATTATCAGACTTCAAATTCATTCCCGGTGGCCGTATCATGTATGCCCTTGGTAGAGAAGAAAAGGTTAGCAATACAAATTGTTATGTGATTCCCCACAAGGAAGATTCCATTGAAGGCATCTACGATTGGATGAAGGAATCTGCTCTTACGTATCGTTCAACAGGTGGAGTAGGTACGGACATATCTATTCTCCGTCCGAAAGGAACTCCTGTAAAGAACTCTGGCGGTGTCTCTCCCGGTGCTTGTTCATTCATGGACCTCATGTCCAACAGTACTAACACAGTCCACCAGAAGTTACGTAGAGGCGCTCTGATGATAACGATCAACGTACATCACCCCGATGTATTAGATTTTATCAATATCAAGAAGATTCTTGGTGAGATACAGTATTTAGAAGGAGAGGGTGACGGACACAACAATCTATATAAGATGGTTGAACACGCCAACATTTCAGTACAAATTACTGATGAGTTTCTAGAAGCATTAGAAAGTGGTAAGAATTATGAACAACGCTGGCCCGTTGATGGTACACCTTCTGTAAAGAAGAAAGTTTCCGCCAAGAAAATATGGGATGCAATTATTAAGAATGCACACGAGCACGCTGAGCCGGGAATATTCTTCATAGACAACCATAGAAAAAATGATGCACTTCATTATGTGAATCCAGCTATTACTACGAATCCTTGTGGTGAACAATTTCTAGGAGCGTATGCTAACTGTTTGTTGGGTCATATGAATTTGGATAGATATGCTCGAATTGAATCAAACAGTAATGAAGTAACGTTTGATTTTGGTGATTTTGCAAACGATATCAAAACAGCGGTAAGGTTTCTCGACAACTGTATAGACTGGAATAAGGGGAAACATGCTCTGCCGCAACAAGAAGAAACTGCACTTAATGAAAGACGTATTGGATTGGGAATCACTGGTTTGGCTGATTGTCTTATTAGACTTGGTATCAAATATGATTCTGAAAAAGCTCTTGAGTTAGTAGAAAAAGTTATGAAAGTTTATCGTGACTCTGCTTATGAAACATCTGTTGAGTTAGCTGAAGAAAAGGGTGCGTTTCCTTGGTGGGAAGTTGCTAATTGGAAGAGTGAGTTTATAACAAATTGGATGGGTGGAGTGTCTGCACAGACTGTAGACAAGTGTCATAAGAGCGGCATCCGCAATTCATTCCTACTCACAGTCGCTCCCGTAGGTAGTGGTAGCATCATTGGTCAGGTATCGTCAGGTATCGAACCTATCTTTGCTACGTCCTATACTAGACGAGTTAGACAACAGGATGGCAAGGCGTTCAAGGAGTTTAAAACGTATCCAAAAATCATTAATGAAATGTTCACGGATGATAGTGCCCTTCCAAAGCATGTTGTCACCGCCCACGATGTTGATCCTTACTTCAGAGTCAAACTACAAGCAGTCATTCAAAAGTATGTAGACAACAGTATTTCATCTACTGTTAATCTGCCCAACGAAACCAAACCAGAAACCATTGCTGACATTTATGTTAATGCTTGGAAACTGGGCCTTAAGAGTATTACGGTATATAGAGAAGGAAGCCGTGAAGGTGTTTTAATTACAGAACCTAAGAAGTCTCCACTCCCTGAACCTAAACAAAGACCAAAACGACCAATCGTTATTCAGGGTAAGACTTTTAAGATTCCATCTGGCCCCGATGAGAAACTATACATAACAATTAATCCGTTTCCAGACAATCCAGAAATGCCTTATGAGATATTTATTTCCAGCTATGGAGCAGACAACCCTGAGATCCAGACGATCACTGTGTTGCTTTCTGCTCTTATGAAAAATGTAGATGATATTTCGTTTGTAATCGAACATTTAAAGAAGATTGAATCTTCTGCTGCTCCTGTATGGTGGCATGATGTAGATGCTGGTAGGAGACATACAATAACATCACGAGCACAAGCAGTTGCTATTGCTCTTGAGAAGTTTGTTATGAATGGAGAATATGCTAACTCTAATCCGTTGAAAGAGGAAGATGTGTCAAAGTTAGAGAAGTGTCCTAAGTGTGCTCAACAAACATGGAAGAATGAGAATGGGTGTGGTTCGTGTATAGAATGTGGTCATGCAAGGTGTAATTAGAGAGGAATCCTATGTCTAAGACTAGAGGTGTCATCACCGGCATTAACAGACGTATAAGACAAGAAGAACATGAAAATGAACTCAAAGAAAAACAGACAGAAAAAATGAAAGCATATGCAACTCAATACGAAGAAGAAAGATACAAAACGGAGGCAACGAAACAACATGAACGTCATCGTAGAAACCAAAAACGAAAGGCTTACTCTGTGAATATACCAATCCAGCCCGCAAAGAAGTATGTGGTTAAACCAGGCACATACTTTTATGGCACTTTGCGCAAGCTGGCCGAGGATTTTAAAACAATAGAAGAAATGAGTAAGTATTTTACATCTGGTCAACTGATAAAGTATGAAGAACGAAATGGAAAGTTGTGGAACAACAAAACTGAAAAGATGGTTTATGATCCTACAACTGGAGAATGTAACGAATAATGAAAGTGATTATAGCTGGCGGCCGTAACTTTCACACATATAGTGTTGTTAAGAAAGCTATAGAAGAGTCTGGTTATCCAATAACAGAGGTTGTTTGTGGTTGTGCCGATGGAGTTGATTCATTAGGAGAACTCTGGGCAAAGCAAAACAATATACCAATCTCTAGATTTCCTGCTGACTGGAATAAATTTGGTCGTGGCGCCGGCCCTATTAGAAATCAACAAATGGCTGAATATGCTGAAGGGTTGATTGCTGTATGGAACGGTAAGAGTAGGGGGACAGGAGATATGGTTACACGTGCAAATAATGAAAAGTTGAGTCTATTCATTCAGCGTGTTTAACTTGAGGAAAATCAATGGGCGTTAAAATAAAAAGAGTATGTGACAGATGCTTGATAGAAGAAAAAGAAGAATTTTTTATTAACAGAGAAGATATCAAAGGTGCAAGGAAATGCATTGAAATCGGATACATGGTTGATTGGTTGTGTCTCATCTGCAAGAAGAACAAAAAATTGTTGGGAGAATCTGTAGACCCAACGATAGAAGGCGAAACAGAAAATGGAGTGGAGTGATTACTTCATACGTATAGCAAATCAAGTAAAGTTTAAATCAAAAGATAGAAACACTCAGATAGGTGTGGTGTTGGTAGGTGAAGATAATGAGATTGTTTCTACCGGTTATAATTCCTTCCCTAGAGGTATAATAGATGGTATACCAGAAAGACAAAAAAGACCTGAGAAATATTATTGGTTCGCTCACGCTGAACTTAACAGCATCGTCAATGCCGCACGTATTGGTGTATCCACAAAAAACACAGTAATGTATATGACCTGTAGTATTCCGTGTTGTGATTGTGCTCAAGCAATCATAAATGCTGGTATCAAGAAGGTGATTTGCAATTCAGTTTCTTCCACTAAAGGAGATCAGTGGGAAGAGAAAATGAAACGTAGCATTCAAATGTTTGAAGAAGCAGGAGTGGAAGTAGTATATTATGCTTGACAAACACCCCAAAATGTCGTATATTATATAGAAGGAATGTCACTCCGATCAATTGCAAAACATTTTAAGGTAGCTAGAAACACAATAACAGGTAGGTTGAAAAAATATGTATGATTACAGTAAGCCAGTGACAACTTTTACGCACACGCATTGTCATTCGTCATATAGTTTACTAGATGGAATCGGCAAGCCATCTCAGAACGCTAAGAGAGCTGCTGAAATTGGAATGCAAAGTTTAGCAATTTCAGACCACGGGACATGTGCTGGTCATTATGAGTTTCAGACTGCTTGCGACAAGTATGGTATTAAACCAATACTCGGTGCAGAGTTTTATTTCGTTGAGGATAGACACGTCAAATCTCTCACCGACGAAGAAAAAGAGGGAATGACGAAGGAAGAACGTCTTGCCGAAACGAGAAAGAGGCAAGCAAATCCACATCTAATTTTGCTTGCTGAAAATGATACCGGCTTAAAAAATATTTATCACCTTAATTATCTTGCCGCTAAAGAAGGTTTCTATGGCAAGCCACGTATTGATCTAGAATTGCTTCGTAAGTATAACGAAGGCATCATTGCCACAACTACGTGTATCATTTCTCCGTGGGCTAAGTATTATTTCCGTGGTGAAATAGATAAGATGAAAAGTTTGTTTGAAGAAATGTATGATATCTTTGGTAAGGATAGATTCTTCATCGAACTACATCCACACGAAAAGTTTTCGTATCGCGCTAGCGATAACTCAGACCAACACGCTCAACGTGAATATAATTTCACCATGATTGAGTTGTTCAGGAAACAGTATGACATTCGTTGCACATTAGCTAACGATGCTCACTACCCTGAGAAGAAACACTCTGGTGTCCACAAATTTATGTTTGCGGTCAATACAAACGGTAAGTATGATGAAACGTCTTGTAACAATCTCTACATTGCTTCTGAAGAAGATATGAGGGGGTTCTGGCACGACAACGGACATAGTGCTGATATACCGGACGAATACCTAGACGAAGCGATTGAGACTACCAAAGAGATCGCCTCACGGTGTAATGCCAGAATTGATGTTGACTCTCTGAAGGAACCACAGTTTGAAGTCCCACAGGGATATCTGTCGAACAAAGAGTATATCCATAAGTTGTTGAAGGATGGTTTGACTGAAAAGATTGATACTGGTCAAATCATTATGGATGATGTTGATATCTATATTGACCGTATCAATACAGAGTTGTCTCTGATAGCTGACAAGGGATACGTTGACTACTTCCTTTTGACTAGAGACTTCTGTAACTGGGCGTATGAAGAAAAGATTCTTCAATCCCCCGGTAGAGGTAGTGCTGCGGGTAGTTTGATTTGTTGGTTGTTAGGAATCACTAGGGTTAATCCTATCAAGTATGATCTATTCTTTGAGAGGTTTATGAATCCTGAGCGTATCAAGGAACCAGATATTGATAATGACTTTCAGGACAGCGAACGTCAACGTGTGAAGGATTACATTGCTGACCGCTGGGGTAGCTCAAATATTGCGTCGTGTGCTGCCTATAGTCGATACACAGCAAACACATTGTTTAGAGAAGTGTGTAAACAGTTTGGTGTGGAGTTTTCTCAAGTGAATAAGATTGCTAAGACAATTAGTGGTCACACATCTTTGAACAAAGACGTTGCATCATTCACAGACATTATGGATAAGAACTCTGACATTAAAGAATTTGTTCAAGCATTACCAGAGGATGAAGCCAAAGAGTTTGTAAACATTATCGACACCATCATTGGTAATGTTAGGAATGTTACAATCGCAGGTGGAGGTACGATTATTAGTAGTCAACCTCTACATGAAATGATGCCCCTTCGAGCAAGCAAAGATGAAGGTATCATTACAGAGTGGCAAGTAGATGAGTTAACCAAGATGAAGTTTCTCAAGATTGATATCTTGGGTATCTCTACGTTGTCGATTATCAAACAGATTATGGATCAAGTAGATATGACGGTCGATGATTTGTATGATATGCCAGTCGATAGAGAAGAGTTATCGGAAGATGAACAGGTACACTACGACAGAGCATACGAATTGCTCCAACAAGGTGAGACTCAAGGAATCTTTCAGTTTGGTGGTAGTAACATTACTAGATGTCTACAGAAGATGATTCCAACAACCTTGGAACACATCGCTGCTGTAAATGCTATCTATCGTCCCGGTGTTATCAAGTCGGGTGCTATGGAAGCATTCCTTCGTCGTAGAAACGGTGAAGAGAAAAGTGTGAATGACTACCATCCTATCTTCGATGAGATTTTAGCATCTACTGAAAACATTATGATTTATCAAGAGCAATTCATTCAAATGTTTAACAAGTTGGGAATGGATTTTGGTAAGTCAGACATTCTTCGTCGTATCGCTGAGACAGGTGATAAAGATGCTTGCTACAAGTATCTTGATGACAATCTGTATTGTAATCCTGACGACATGGCTTTGACCGAAAAGCAAACACACGATATTGCCAGTAAGGTAATCGAAGCTGCTGGTTATCTATTCAACAAGTCTCATGCTATTTCATATTCGTTGTTGGCTTATTGGACTGCCTATATGAAAGCTAAGTATCCTGACAAGTTTATTGAAGTGATGTTCAATCACCATCATGGTGACCATGACAATCAAGCTATCAATTTGAATATGGCTAAGAAACTATTGGATGAGCCTGAAGTTTCGATAGGGGATATCAATACGTTCACGAAAGATTATAAGGTGGATGGGAACACTATCAACATTGGTGTGAAGAGCATCAACGGTGTTGGCAACTCTGTGATCAAACGAATCGAAACCAATAGACCCACAGGCGGTTGGATAACATTCAGTGAGTTCCATGAGGATAATCATTACAAGAAAATAATCTCATACAAGAACTTACAGATCCTTGTTAAGCTAGGAATGTTTGATTCAATGTTGATCAATGGTAGTGGAGTTAAGTTGTCAAGAAAAGCATTGTGTGATGTTGTAGAAGTACTTGGTAAACTATCTACGTTGACGAAAAAGAAACTCAATACTTTCCTTGATACATTGTATGATGGTAAGGTTACTGATAAGAATGTTATAGATGTGCTCAATGCTGAACATCTTACACTCTTGTTAGACGAGTTTGGAATCAACGATGATGAGTTTGAAGAAGATGAACTGCTCGGTTTTGAGATTGATTACTTAGGATTCCGATTGAATGAAGATGTAGAGAAGAATAACATGCTCAAGAAAATGACTGATGAAATGGGCATCACTCACATTAGTGATTTGGATGAAGAGGGTGGGACTGTTGGTCACCATTGGACAATCATTCGGTCAATAGAAAAACTGAAAACCAAGAATGGGAAACCATATGCCAACGTTAGAACAGACGATGGCAGTAGTTTTAGAGTGTGGTGGAACAAACTTCAGTATATAGACAACTACCTTGTGCCAGGGAAATTGGTAGTGGTACAACTGAATTCAGATACCTTTGGCAGATCATTAGCTCATGGTAGAATGAGTTTTATGAATGAGAAAGAAATCATAAAGCTTTACGATCAAGTGAGTGAGTGATATTTATTATGATCGTTGCTAAAGTTTATGACTATATTCAAAGACAACATTTGTATTTAAGAAATGTTGAACGTATAGGTGATTACTATATAGAAGGTGGATTCTGTTTCTTTTTATTAGATGGTGTGGAGTACTGTACATCTGTTGAACGTAGTAATATGAGAAGAATATTTGAACTTGCCCCACAGGCCAAACAGAATTTACAATTGGAAGAGAACGTATGAGCGAATTACAACGTGATAATAATAAAATATCTAGGGAAGATATTATCAAAAGTCCCGGTACGATCTCTGCCAAAATTGTATACAACACTATGTATGACAATGATTTTGAATTGTATTACATAGGTGGAGTGATGGGCAATGTGTTATATACAGTTCAATTGAACAACAAGGAAAAAGCTCTTGTAGCTTTTACCACAGCTGAATTGTTGCAGAGTTATATTAACAGAGATCAGATGAAACCAAAGATTAGAAAGTCGTTTGGTAACAAATTGGCTTGTGTTAAGATTGGTATAGATGTGGTGAACAAACTTATAAAACAAACTGCAATGAAGGCTGCTCATGGGATAATTCCCGAATTACCGGGGCCGCCACTAGATACAGTAATTATTAATCCAAACATGAAGGACAAGTTTATACCTATTAGTATTTCATACACAACATCTTTGTTGACTACTGTGCAGGATGAAGATGACCCATTAGAATTTGGGACATTGAGAATTAGTATGGAAGATGTGGACATTTTGGAGTACGATAAAGAAGATAAAGTATATTTATTTATAGAGGAAGATGGAGATATGATAGGCTAGTTATTTATAATGAGGGTTGGTGATTCTCCCGAATAGGTTTTAGTCCAACAACATTCTTTATTATATTTAACTAGCCTGTCATACCTCTTACGAAAGGTTACATATGACAAACGATACACAAGAAATACCTGAAGAGTTGCAAGAGATATTAGACATTGAAGATGATATTTTAGAAGTTAGAATGATCTTTATTCAACAACAATTGAAGGATCATTCGATTGGTTTAAGACGAAAGTTAGACGCAACCAAACCAACGAAAGAGTTAATTGAAGAAGAAGATTTTAAGAAGTGGTATATTGCCGCTGAAGTTTTGAAACAATCTTATGCTAACAGCGATACGTTTAATCGGCTATTGTATTATATGTTTGAACAGTGTCATAAAAATTTAGAAACATTGTTATCCTTCTATGACTTAGAATTTGAGAAGGATGAAGTTAGTGGAGAGATTAAGAGTGTAACGCTGGTAATGCTGGAGGAATGATGATGAAAGATGACGACCTACATTCAATTCAGTCTGTATTGTCTGTGCTGGGCGAAGTACACCTGTTGGAAACATATTTTGAGGGATTTGATAAGACATTATCTATCCTGCTGGCCGGCGAGGATGTGACTCAGATAACCGATGCCACAAAAATATTTAATCTACATAGTGATGTAGAGTGTGTTAAGAGTGATATACATAGTATTACGAAGAAGTTGTTGATTATAGCTTCTGAATTAAGTGCTATGAAAATAGATGAAACAAGGAAAGAGACACAACCCACCGCAAGTATCAAGATCAAAAAAATGAACCCACAACCAGAACCTGACCCTGAACAACCAAGAAATGTTTGGTTACAAAACGCATCTGAATACATATCTAAGAAGTATGAAAACATCGAAACCGACGACGACGGAGAATGATCTTGAGCGCTATTGTAACCCCTCAACAGATACAAAATGCCCTTGATGCGGAACCCGCTGAGATTTTGAGAGCGGTTCATAAGAGAATCGTAGACACAGAAAAGTTGATGACAGAATATAGAAACTTTGCGATGAACCAACAAACAGATATTGAAATGCTACAAGAACGAGTTACAGAGTTGATAGAAGATATGAAAAACATAAAAGAAAAACTATTGCCGTTAGAGGTCAAACACGATCTTCAATTGGAAATGTTTGATTTAAGTACGGAACAAGTATGATGCCAACGGTGATTAAAATGTGAATAGGAAGAAACGGCTTGTCACTAAAGACAAGGTAAGACGACTGAAGAAAAAGTTGTCTGATGCAAAACCTGTTAAGCCAAGAATATCTCGTAAGAATAGAAAACGAACTTGGTGTGAACAAGCTGTACAAGACCTATTAGAAGATATGGGTATTTCTTTTGACATTGAAATCCCATTACCGTTCAAGCTCAGTTGGAAACATTACGACATAGGACTTGAGGAATATCCTATCCTCATAGAAGTAGACGGTGATTACTGGCACGGTAACAAGAAAGTAATGACTGAAGAACAAAAGATTAACTGGATGCAAATGAAGAACAAGCAAAACGATCTGCTGAAAGATTGGGTTGCAAAGAACAAAGGTTACAAACTCATTCGTATATGGGAAAGTGATATCAAAGACGATCTGCCGGCAGTTAGGGCAAAGATTCGTAAAACGATTAGAGAAGTGAAGAGTTTAAAAGAAGGTGAAGAAGTATAAAGGCATCTGCCACAGTATAGAAAGAAGGAAGTATGGCACGAGCAGAACGATTACCAGTACCAGGCGGTGAAGTAGAAAGAGATATAGGGTTTTATACATTCCGTGAAGGAGAGAAGGGATTCCCTTTGAATATTAAAGCTGGTGTAGCTTTATGGGAAATGGCTGAAACAATTCAACGTCTGAAAAAAGAATTAGAAAATACTGAGAATCATTAAGACTATTTATAGAGAGGGTGACATTAGTTGCTCTCTCTATATCTCTTTAATGGAGTTATCATATGAGCAAAACCAAAAAGAATCGTGGACGTAAGTTTAAGAATAAGAATGTCAAAAATTTAATCAAATTCTTGAAACGTATGAACAAAAGAGAAGATGCCCTTATAGAACATGTCCGCGACTTAGAGTTTTATATGGCAACACTAGAAGAAGTTTTCTTTGAGGATTCAGAATCCGATGGTGATCTCATGGTTGGTTCAGGAATGGTAGAAGAAATAGAAGAGGAAATACCACCACTTTTTACTATGGATCAGGTATTGGAAGAACTAAAGACCCCGAAGAAAAAGAAGAAGAAGAAGAAAAATGAAGAAAGGTGATTTTGTTTTAACGAATTTTTGGTTGGTAACACGGATTCGTAAGATTGATAAGAAAACCAAACTGCTTCAAGGAAGGTAAAAAAACCTCAAAAAATCGACGAAATAGCTTGACATTTCTCCTAAAATGTGTTATATTATAGGTATGATTTAATGGAGAAATTCTATGTCAAAACCGTTCTACATAAAAAGCAATATCGTCAATTTTGAATCCAACGTGATGTACGACGACCTTATCGGAATGACCGATGAGGAAGTCGATAGTTGGATTGATTTGTTGCGCGGCGAAGTTATTACCCAATGGGATAACGAAGAGTCACCAACACCGCCTACGATTGGTAAGTTGGAAGAGGGAATCGTGAAAGCGTTTTCATCATTACGTTCATACGATACCAGTGGATTCTTTTCTGAAGATCCAGATGACGAACATTCATATGGGCTGGTCGCCAACTTTTCTAAGAACTCTGGCACTGTCAACCAGTTCTTCCCGACGATGTTAAAGACCCGTATCACTACCGGTGTCAACGTCGAAGGTGCTAAGTCAATCTATGACTACTTCTCTAAGGATGAGCTACGTGATGCCTTCAAGCACACGATGATTCGAGCACTCATTAAAGATTCGATGTGTAGTTATACGAAGTCATTACACCACACTAAGAATGATGAAATTGATTGGGCTGATTCTGATGGTACAACCTTCTTTGAGAAGTATGGTAATGATCCAGACATTGGTGTTTTCATTCGTCCGTATATGGATAAGAACTTAGATAAGATTACAAACAAATATAAGAAACAGGGATACGTTGTTTATCATCCTGCAGCTATAGTAGAACTATATAACAGAGGATTGATTACAGACCAAATGCTTCGTTACTGTGGTGGTATCGAAGGTGTGACAGAGTATGAGTTGTCAGACCGTAAAGAGATCAAACAGAAGAAGAAAGAGACAGACGAAGAGTTTGTCGAACGTCAGCGGTTAGATGAGATTGACAGACGACAGTATCATATGTATCTCGTTCGTTACTACCCAAGAAAGTTCAAGATTTTCCCCAAGGCACTTCAAACGTTTAGGTTGAGTCTTGGACAACCAGCAGTTAACTATCCTGCTCTTACAGCACGTTGGTTGTATGAACACTTTACGAGTCACATTAACACGAACGAAAAGGTAAACATTTATGATCCTTCTGCTGGTTGGGGTGGTCGTATACTTGGGGCTATGGCTGCTGAGCGTGCCGTACATTATATCGGAACAGACCCGAACACAAATAACCATAATGTCACAGCTGAGATAGACGGCGAAGAGAAAACACAGTCACGATACGAGTGGGTAGCTGACTTTTACAACAACAAATGTCTTCCATTGGCTGAACCACCTGAGTTTGGCAATATGTATAAGAGGGAGTTGAAGAAACTACCCGAAGATTACGTGGAAGGTGTGCGACATAGCTATCGTAGAGAGAATACACATCATATTTTTGATGTTGGGTCTGAACATATCGGAAATCACCCTGACTTCCAGCAATACAAGGGAAAGTTGGACTTCGTATTCACTAGTCCCCCATATTTCCATCGCGAGCAATATTCTCAGGACGATACACAAAGTTTCAAGGCATATGCACCGTATGAAGTGTGGAGAGACAAGTTTTTGCAGCCAACATTGGAGAATGCAGCGGAATCTTTGAGGTCCGACCGTTATTTGGCTTTCAATATTGCGAATATCAAAGTAAACAAGACGAAAAAGTATCCGACAGGGTATCTACCACTAGAAGATGATAGCATTTCGATTCTTGAGTCGTGTGGAATGGTATACAAGGGAAAGCTCAAGCAATTGATGACACAGATGCAGGGGTTGGACGTAGGTGAACTAGAAAACTCTTGTATGTATCAAGGCAAGCCGCATAAATATGAGCCGATCTTGGTGTTTTTAAAACATTAATGAAGTTGTTTAAGGTGTTGGCGATCTTGGCTGGGGAATTTAAGTTATGGATGTGCTGGTTTGTGGTAGCCATTATTTGTACGGTACTTGCTGTGGTTCTTGATTAGGTACAGATGGAACAGGTTAAGTGGTTCAAGGAATCAGCTACTTTCGTTGAGGAAATTAGGTTATGGAAATGGTGGTTTGGGTATAGCGACTGTTATGCTGATCCTCGGTTTTATATATGAGTGGTATGTAATGAAGGATAAAAATGAAAACTCTTGAAGAGATTAGACAGTATCAAAAAGATTTTGGTAAGCAAACACCGTGGCCGTGTCATTGGCAAAACGACCTTATTGATAATGTTGAAAAGGTTGTTAAAGAAATGGAAAGTCAAGTAGAGTTTGGTGAAGATGTTGAATGGGAAACCCGTGCTGAATGGATTAAGACATTGAGAGGAACAGAATGAAGATAGGTTACTATTTTGGATTAGCATTTAAGTATGCAGCGGTTGTGAGTTTAGTGTATATGGCTGTTGACGTTGCCGGTACATCA